ACGAAGGGCTGTCGCGGATCGGGCATATCGAGGACGTGGTGGCGGCGCTGGGCAAGATCGCGAACGATGACGCGGGGTGGGATGACTGGTCGCGGACCGGAATGGCCGTCTGGGGTGCCACCGGCGGAAGCGAGGACGGATACGAGGCGTTCAGGGAGTGGAGCGCGAAGAGCGGCAAACACGACGACGCGGCCTGCCGGGAGCGGTGGGATCACTGGATGCGCTCGCCGCCCGATCGGCTCGGAATCGGGACGCTGCTGTACGAGGCCAACAAAGCCGATCCGGAGTGGGTAAAGCCCTCCAGGAAGGCGCGGGGGGAGCCGGGAGCCTCGGCGATCCCGGATGGTGGTAAGAAGAGAAAACCGGTCGCCACCGAATCGATCGTCACCGAGGGGAAAGTAGCGGACATCTTCACGGCCGCTCACGCGGAGCAGCTCCGCTTCGATCATACGCGCGGAAAATGGTTTCTATGGGACGGTACGCGGTGGCGAAGGGAAGAGACGAAGCTGGCCTACCGTTGGGCGCACGAGAAGGCGCGGCGGGCGGCGTGGGGGCATGCGCCGAAGACCGTGGAACAGGCCGGGAAAGCATCGTTCGCGGGCGGCGTGGAGCGGCTGGCGCAGGCGCGGGGGGCATTCGCGGTCACGCACGAGATATGGGACGCGGACCCGTGGCTGCTGGGCACGCCGGATGGCGTCATCGACCTGCGAACCGGGGCGACGCGGGAGGCGCGGCCCGAGGATTACATCACCCGCCTGACGACGGTGGCGCCCGCCGCGAACGAGGACTGTCCCTTATGGACGGCGTTCCTAAGCGAAGCGACCGGGAATGATCCGGGGATGATCGGATTTCTCCAAAGATGGTTCGGTTATTGCCTCACCGGAATAACCCGGGAGCACGCCCTGGTATTCATTCACGGCGACGGCGGGAACGGAAAAGGCGTGCTCATGAATACCGTCTTCGGGATCATGGGAGGGCACGCGGCGAACGCGGTGACGGATACGTTCGTGGTGACACGCGGCGACAAACATACGACGGACCTGGCCATGTTGGACGGCGCGCGGATGGTCATGGCGTCGGAGGTAGAGGAGGGCCAGACCTGGGCTGAGGCACGCATCAAGGCCATCACGGGCGGCGATCCGATAACGGCCCGTTTCATGCGGCAAGACAACTTCACGTTCGTCCCACGGTTCAAGCTGACGATCAGTGGTAACCACAAGCCGGCGCTCCGGGGCGTGGATAACTCCACACGACGGCGGTTCAATATCGTCCCGTTTACCCGCAGGCCGACCACGCCAGATCCAGAGCTGTCCGAGAAGTTGAAAGCGGAATGGCCCGCTATCCTGCGGTGGATGATCGAAGGGTGCCTGGAATGGCAACGCAACGGGCTTGGCGCGCCCGCGTCCGTGTCCGCCGCGACCAAAGACTACTTTGAGTCGCAGGATTACTTCGGGCGGTGGATCGAAGACCGCTGCGACCTCGGGTGGGGCCTGACAGACACGCCCATCGCCTTGCTACGTAGCTTCGAAGACTGGTGCAGGGAAAACAGGGAGGAGATGACGGACAGCCGTCGCCTGCGAGGGATGTTGGAGAAAACACAAGGCGTTTACTACATAAAAACCAAAGAGGGCCGCAAGGTAAGCGGGATAGAACTGAAGGATACGGCGGCGGCCAGAAAGAGAAAGGCGGAGGAAGAAGCAGCGAAAAAAGCCGCCGCCGGGAATGGTGGCGCGCCCAAACCCGAAGAAGAAGCCCCCGGAGAGTTTTGATTTTAGATAAATGGTGCCACTCGGTGGCTGCTCATAAACGATAGTGTTCACGTGGCGCGCGCGCACACGTATAAGGAGTTTCGTTATTGAGCAGCCACCGAGTGGCACTGTTTGATATTTGATAAAGGGTGTGAACGATGCAAAATGGAAAATGGGCCGACCCCGGCGTGCCTAAAACCGGCTGGGAATGCACGGGCGTGGAGGATCTTGAAGAGCCTCGGGCTACCTGTGAAATGTGCGAGGTTCAGATCATCCGGTACGTCCACACCATGGAGCACTGGGATTACCCCGATACGCTACGGTGCGGGTGCATATGCGCCGGATACATGGAGGAAGATGCCAACGCGGCACGCGAAAGGGACGACGCGATGCGTGCGCGGGCCGGGCGAAAAAAGAACTGGTTGTCGAGGAAATGGAGCCTGTCGAGGCGGGGAAACATGTTTCTTAACGCCGGGGATTATAACGTCGTCGTGTTTGAGCGTGGCGGGGCCTGGGCGTTTCGCGTGTCGAACAAAGCGACCGATGACACGCTGCCCTCTCGCAAGCCCTACATGAGCCGGGAAGCCGCGATGCTTCGGGCGTTCGATGCCATGGAGTGGATGAAAGAGAAGGGGCGTTGACCCTCATCCTTGGCATCGACCCCGGCATGAATGGCGCGGCCGCGCTGATACGAGTGGAGGCCGGCGCCATCGCCCAATGCTTCACCGAGGCATGGACGATCGAGCATCAACGGCCGCTGGCGCTGGCCGCCAAGGCAAGATTGATCGTTGTCGAAGCGCAGCATGCCTCTCCCCAAATGGGCACACGCTCCGCCTTCGCCCTGGGGCAGGCATACGGGGCCGTCAGGGGCGCGCTGGCAGGCCTCAATCATCCATGGGTGGAATATGTCCAACCGACGGTATGGAGGGGCTCGTATGGCCTCGGGGGAGGGGCGGCGGGCAAAGACGCCGGGACCGCCATGGCCAGGGAGATCCTGCGAGAGCCTGAACGCCCCATGACGCATGATGAGGCCGATGCCGTGCTGCTGGCGTGGTGGGGCTGGCGAAACGTCCTGAACAAAGAAAAAGCCCCGTGAGGGGCTTTTTGCTTTTGGTCAATGGCCTTATGCCTCTTCCCATACGTGGGCCAGTGCATCGGCCAGAACGCGGGCCGTCGCTTCCAGGGCATCGGTGACGCCCGATGCGTCGCGGACCTGTTGGACCTCGGCCAGACGTTGACGGAGAGTCGCGTCCCGGGTGTTCAGCTCCTCCGCCAGGGCTTCCGCCTCCGCCAGGGCCAGCGCATACGCGCTGCGAACGCATTTCCCCACATTCAACTTCCCGCTGTAGGTTACGATGCGGACCAAACCCCTGGCGTGCTCTGATATCATCGCCGGGTAGCGTGTCCCGTCCGTCTCGACCACGGCGACGTTGCGATAGGCCGCTTTGACCGATGCCGGCATTTTAGCGGAGCTGGTCATTACCAGAAAACGCGGGATTGTATTGGTATCGTTTTGAATGGTCATGTCTGTTTGTCCTGTTTGACTGGTCAGAGAGGATTGGCGGCGAGTGTCTCACGCGCTCGCATGTAGCGGGCATGGGCTTTCCGGTAGTCATCCCGCGCCGTGTCGCGCGCGGATCGTAGTGCCTCGTTTTCCTGGTCATACGTCCCGGCGGGGACGTAGCCGTAAGCCTCCACGCGGCGATTGTACGTGATCCGGTTAGTGGCATCCTCGGCCGCTCTGGCGTGGCGCGCCATGGCCAGAGCGGCGGCGGAGACGTCGCGGATAAGCGCGTTATTGTTGCTCATGCCGCCACTCCGTTCCGCTTAAAGGTCACACCGGCGCGGCGTTTCACGGCGCGTGCCTGGGTGGAGTGGTTCGGGATGACGATGTTCCGCTTCCCCTTGCCCTCGGTCCCCGAGCACAGCTGGCAATGATCACACGTTGTCGCCTTGCCGCCTTCCTCTGACGCCGGGCAGAGCGACTCGGTCGCTTCCCGCGTCCAGCCAACGGCGGGCGCCACGCGGAACGTGCGCCAGCCGGCCGCCTGGGCTTCGGCCGCTTCTTCCAATGTGTCCACGCTGGCCATCACGTACGCCTTCAACCAGGCGAAACGGCTATCCTTCCACTGATGGGTGTAACCCGTGCGGCCGGCGCTTTTGCTTACCATGGCCGTCCAGATCCGTTGGGGAACGGCGGCCGGATCACCATACGTTCCCAGACGGATCAATTTGCCATCGAATGCCGAGGCAAGATCCTCGACCGCACACGTCTCATAATGATCACGCGTGTGAGCTTTATAGACAACAGAAACGCCTTGCCCAAGGTTCACATAGCACTCGCGCGAGCCCTCGACTCTCATACCCTCGTCATCGCGCAGACCCTGGTGCTTACAGCCGCCGCAAATCGCCTTGTCGGCGCCGGTACGGGAAGCTTCAACCGGATGCATGTCATCGCGCAGAATGTAGGTTTGGAGCAATTCAGCTCCGGTTTTACGGTTGGACGATCCCTTGAAGCCGGTGACGATCATGACGATCGGTTCGCCGGTTAACATCGATGGCCCCTGGTATACGATCATGACTGGTTGTCCTGTTTGACTGTTTGAACTGGTTAACTGTTTGATTGTTGGATTACCCGGCGGCGTCTATCGCGTCCTCGAGTTCCCGGATGTGTCCCGCCTGTATCAGCTTTGTCCGGGCGTCCATTGCCGCCTTGCCCCAGTTGTTCCGCTTCAGCGCGCGGACCACGATGGCGATGAGTTTTAGCTTCTGTTGGTCTGTCATCTGTTTAACTCCTTAACTTGTTCCGACCCAACCTATATGAACCTTGTTGCGTTCACAGCGCAAGGGGTATTTTAGGGTCGGACGAAGATAGTTGGCGACGCGGGCCTGATGTGGTATCGGGATACTCAGTATAAATAAAGAGACAGAGTCCTGTGTCTGCTTCTGGTAACAATCCTGAACAAAAACGGCGAGTTCCGCCGAAAGCATGGAAGCCCGGACAGTCTGGCAATCCTTCCGGCCGTCCCAAGGTTTACAAGGATATTCAGGAGCTGGCGAAGGTTCATACGCCGGCGGCGATAGCGGCGTTGGTGCTGTCGCTTCAGGACGAACGAACGCGCGTGCCGGCCGCTGTTGCCTTGTTAGATCGCGGCTGGGGTAAACCTTCGCAGTCTCTCGACATCAACTCCAACTCAACCATTGAACTCCATCTTGTCGCGGCGCGGGCCATCAGCGCAACGCTGATTGAACAGCAATCAACGCCAACAATCGAAACGATTGAGTCTACATCAACAGACTTGCCAACGGAATGATAGCGCAATGATCATCCGTTCAAACATGGAGTGTGTCCGCATACGTCCGTTTGGACATGATCCCAATGCCAAACATCAGGTCACAGTCAACATGATCGCGCGTTCGGGCGTGTGTGCGCGTGCGCGCGCCCAGGCGCGCGGGCGGGCGCCCGCCCCCCTGCCCGCGCGTGTGGCGATGGCACTGGCACCCCCTTCAAAATTCCCTTGGGGATTTCTGAAACATCATTACGATATCAAATTGTTGTGGAATATCCCTCATGCTTCACTGGCGTTGATATTCATATCGGGAGTGGAATTTATTGAACTACATGGCCCAGACGGGCAACGTGCGTTTCTTAATCCACGAGCGATCAGTAGTTTGCGAGAGCCGGTCGGCACTGACTTAAAACATTTCACCGGAAGTGTCCGTTGCGTTGTGGTAACCACGAACGGAAAGTTTATCGCGGTCGTTGAGACCTGTACTGATATCGCCGAAGCGGTGCTGGGCAAAAAGTGAGTACGACTCTCGCCACCAACCCGTTCCACGCGGCGATCGAAAAGTATGCTCGCGCGCCGATCGCTTTCGTGCGGGATATTCTGGGTGTGGAGCCAGACCCATGGCAGCTGGAAGCACTGCGCGCGGTGGCGCGCGGGCATACCCGTCTGGCCATTCGTTCAGGGCACGGCGTCGGCAAGACCTGCTTCGCCGCGTGGCTGTGTGTGTGGTTCATCTGCACCCGCGCGCCGTTCAAGGTCGCCATAACCGCGCCGTCCTCGAGCCAGTTGTTCGACGCGCTATGGCCCGAGTTCATCAAATGGCTGAACATTCTTCCTTCCGGCTGGCGCGATCTGTGGGATATTCGCTCCGATCGCGTCACGCTCAAGGCCGATCAGGAATGTTTCGTCACCGCGAGAACCTCCCGCCCCGATACGCCGGAGGCGATGGCGGGGCTGCACAGTGCTCACATTCTTCTCATCGCCGATGAGGCCAGCGGTATCCCCGAATCGGTCTTCGAGGCCGCGTCGGGCTCGATGTCATCGCATGGCGCGATAACGCTCCTCATCGGCAACGCGACCAGATCCACCGGCTTCTTCTACCGCGCCCACATGATGGAGCGGGACCGTTGGTTCACGCTCAAGGTCTCCTCGGCCTCCTCTAAAAGGGTCACCTCGGAGTTCGTCGAGGAGATCGCCAATCGCTACGGCATGGACTCAAACGCTTTTCGTGTCCGCGTTCTCGGTGAGTTCCCGCTCGCCGACGACAATACGCTTATTGGCGCCGACCTCGTCGATAGCGCCATGCTCAGGGACATCGAGATCGACCCTCTCGCCATCGAGATCTGGGGCGTCGATGTCGCCCGATTCGGGACCGACGCTTCCGTCCTTATTAAAAGGAAAGGCCGCGTCGTGACCGAAATGCCGCGTGCCTGGCACGGCATGGATACCATGCAGCTGGCCGGAGCCATCAAGGCGGAATGGGATATCAACACTTCCAACAATCGTCCTTCCCTCATCTGCATCGACGTGATCGGTATCGGCAGCGGCGTCGTCGATCGTCTGCACGAGCAAAATCTGCCCATTCTCGGCGTCAATGTCTCCGAAACCGCCTCAACCACAGGTAGATACGCACGCCTACGAGACGAGTTATGGGTGCGCTGCAAGGAGTGGCTTGGCAACCGCAACGTGCGCCTGCCGCGCCATGACCGCCTCCGCGACGACCTCCTCATGCCCAGATATTCCTTCCTGAGCGACGGCAGGCTTCAGGTCGAAAGCAAGCAGTCGATGCGCTCTCGCGGCCTCCCCAGCTGCGATCACGCCGATGCGCTGAACCTTACTTTCTGCGAGCAGGGGCTGGGCGTCGGCTCCGGCATGACCTCGGGCCTGTTCGACAAAGCCCCCATGCACATGAGCCTCGCCGATGGAGATCTCGTATGAGCGCCCGCTACTCGCTGGAGACCATTCTCGCCGCCGAGGCGCGTGGAAAAGCCATCATGGCCGCTCATTTCGCTGAAAAAGCCGCCATACGCGAGGTCGATCATGCCTCCCTGCCGTTCTGGCCGCTGCTGGTATCCGTCCGGGAACTTCTGTGGGACGAGGAGCGGCGGCGCCCGAAGCGGTTGATAACCTGGCCAATGCGTACGCCCGCGCAATGGAGAAAGCGCCGGAAGACGGCGTTGAGGATGCGTGAGGCTGGCGCGTCGCTGCGTGAAATCGGCGCTCGTCTCGGCATAACGGCAGGCGCCGTCAGTTCTCTCATTAAGCGGGCGCGGCGTGACAGGGATCAAAAACAATGAGCAGCACACTCGCCTCCGGCCTCCTCGCCCCAACGACGGGCCCAACACCACAAACGGGACCGCCACGGCTCCCCAATATTCCGGGCCTCATCCCCCAAGGGATGCGGCCGATCGATATCGGCACGACCGGCGACCAGATGATGGCCTTCCTGATCCCGCCGAAGCGGCATCCAAACGACCCGCCACCCGACAGTGATGACGCTCTCCCCGACAGCCTCAGGCCCTACGCGGCCGGCCTCAGACCCACCCAGCGCCCGGCTGGTGTCGACTGGCAGCAGGAAATTATCTTCGAGCGCCTGTCCAAGACCGACAGCCAAATAGCCAATATCGCCCGCCACTACTTCCAGGCGGCCAGAAACTACGATGATTACCTATCGAGACAACGCATCACCGCCAGTAAATATTACGCCGGCGAGCCAGACACCCCGCAAATCGAGGGCCGGTCAA